ACGGCGACCTTTATCGGCTTTGGCATCTTCGCAAACCAACCCATCGCAGTCTTAACTGCATCGATTATCGGAGGTAAATACTCCGATGCTAATTCCATAAGCGGTTTGAACAGTTCCCCAAAACCGAGTACAAGACGGTTCTTGATTTTCTCCCACGCCTGTGCAAAGGTCTTGGCTCGTATTTCATACGCCTTTTCAAACGCAGTTCCTTCTTCCACGCCCTTTGCCGCCGCCGCACTTATTTTGTCGATCTCCCCCGCTATGACTTTTGAATCTCGTATTATTTTAGTAGTGTCAAGACCAACACCAAATATGGCCTCCATATCAATCCCCGCTTGATGTATACTCACGCTGGTCTTCTCAATCTGCCCGACCCCATTTACAAACGCTTTACCTGCCACGGCCATGCCTCCCGGTTTCTCAAGCTCTAACCGAAGTTTGTGGTAGTCCAAACCAAGACGACCGTACTTTGCGCTAAACGCCGCTACATCCGTTGGTTTTAATGCGTCGTAAAAATCGTCGAGCGGTTTTGTATTACCCCAAGACTTGTTCACCGCCGCATGAACGGCAACCAAATCGGTCATACCCCGCTCCATCAACGTAGTGATTTCCAACGGGGTTTTCCCCGCCTCTTGTGCCTTACTCTGCATATACGTCCACATATCGGCATTTTCTTTAATCAGCGCCGTCGCCTCTTTGAAGCTGATACCCCCAAAACTCACGGCGGTCTGTATACCCGATAAAACATTCTTGAACCGATTGGCCTGTATCCCCATGTTGGCAAAACCGTTCCAAAGTAATTCCATCGACTCCTGACCGCTCATACTAAACGTCTCCATCAACTTCGCGGAAGTCGTAGTGTACATCTTAATCTCTTTTGTTGGAACACCCTGCTCTGCCGCCCACACCAGCCCATCAGCCATGTCTTTCCAATCAGTTCCAATTTCAGTCGCCGCGTGCTTTGCCGCCGCTTCGTATGCCGCGTAATCCTTCTTGCTCCCCGCCAACGCGATTTTGACATCGGCCATTGTCGATTGCACACCCGCCGCCGCCGCAACTCCGGCAGTAGCTATCCCTGCGACCGCCGCCGCGCCTGCAAGCCCTCCGCTTTTTATTTTAGCAAACGCTTTCCCAACGATACCTGCCGTTTTCGTCTGTTGCGTTGCGTAGTCTTTGGAGAGTTCAATAGCTTCTTTTTGTGGTCGGAGCATATTCTGGATGACAAGTTGTCGGTTTTGCTTCATCAGCTTAAACGACGACTTGAACGTGCGTGTTTCAGTCTTGCCTAACCCCTTCCAGCTTGACTCCATATCGTCCAAGACCTCTAACAGCTCGTTGAGTTGTTTGGGAGTCTTAGCCGCAAGCGAACCCGGCGTGAACTGTGGCATCATTTTTTGTAGCTGGTCAAGCGGGATAACTGCTTCCGGCCCTGCCTCACCAATACGAGCGATTGTCTCGCTCGTAACGATTCCACCTTCGGCAAACGAGGGTATTTTAAGGGTGTAATTCGGCGGTTGCGGCATATCCTTGTAGGTACTGGATAAGCTCTTTCGACTCCAATGCGAATTACGTTGACCCGTCGGGAACGCAGGCCGTAGTGTAAACTCCCGTGCCGCGCCACTTCCGCTTTTTTTCACGCCGCCGCTCAATGCGTCTGCCAACTCTGAAAAGCCCCCGGCAGAACTCATCGTACGCTTGGCGGTCTTCGCGGCCTTATCCATCGCCTTCGCAAGCGACAGGTAGCCCTTCTCCGCTTTATTCAGAACCGAAGTCGCGTTGTCCTCGACCTCCAAGTAAAAACCAAGCACATTTCCTGAGAAGTCTGGCATGGCTATCCTCGTCGTTTAGAAGCGGAACGTGCCGCTGATTCAGCACGCCTCCGCTCGCCGTTTTCTTCCTTGAGTTTTTTAGTTAGCCGCTTTACGTGCCAGGTTCGCGTCGGAAACGACATTCGAGATACACCAAAATCTGTATAACCGGTCCCGTAGTTGAGCAAGAAAAAAATCTGCTCGCGTACGTCATTTACTGACCCGTGCGCTTGGCTGAAGAAACTCAACCGTGAAGGGTAAACGGTTATCGCTTGCATTACCGCAACTCGGACATTCGAGTAACAGCGTCAAGTCGATACCACCCTCCACGGACTCCACTGCCAACCGGTACTCGTTCGCGTCAAGCATGTCAAGCGCCTTCGTAAACCCGTAGGCTTCCGCAATGTTCTTCGGCGCTTCGCCGTCGATAGTTACGGTCTGACACGCTAACCGGTAACGATTTGATGGATCACCGGCATCGGTTGATTTTAGCATAATTCGCTTCGCGTACTTGGCAACACTGAGTTCATCATTGCCGCGTAACAAGCGATATTCAATTACGTGCTTGGTATGCGGTAGTGTTACCGTGAACGGTTCCTCGCAGTCGTCCTTAAACTCAGTAACATCAAGGTCTTCCATGATGTCAATCGTCATTTTACGTTGGTGCGAGCAACTGTCGCATTTGAACGGGATTTCGTATTTAGCCCCGAACATTTGTACGCGGAGCATGAACAGGATGTAGAAGCGGTCAACCATGAGTAGTTCACCGGGCGGCACTTTGTCAGCGTCAAGGTAACAGCCGTCCACAATCCGTTGTATCTTGCGGATCGAGTCACCACCTCGCTGATAAATGAGATTCTCCTCCGGCTCTCCCATAGGCCGAAGGTCGGCTTTGCCTTCCGGCAACCGACCTTCGTAAAATAGACCTTTGGATGGTAGTGTTACGGTGAAAGATTCTTTCGACATGCCAGTCTCCTCTCGAACGAAGGGTTGTATAACTGCTGTTTTAATCTTACCCGAAAATGGGCGATGTCCTCCTCAGTTTAACACAGTGTTATCCTGTGTTACACGCTTAAGGAACTGAACCCTGAGGCCAGCATGAATTCGGGGAACGCGTTGTCCACAGACAGCGTAAGATTGATACGCTTGGCGTCTTCGGCGCTCATGTCAAAATCGCCGGGGTCAAGCATGTTGATCCAGATACCCGACAGTTTGATGGTCCGTGAATACTTGGAATCAAAGTTCGGCGCGAGCATTTCGATTTCACCGAACATCTTGTAATCCTTTGCCAAACCGACTTGACCCGTCCACGGATCAGCGTGTAGCAAGAACCACTCGAACAGAATATCGAGCGTTCGCATATCGACGAAGTCCCGATAGACGATTGCCAAGTCGTCTATCTTGAGCGCACCCGCAACCTTCCGCGTTTGGTTCAAGTAAGGAAGTTCGATAGGCGAAAGATTGAACTTCGGAGTCGGGAAGCTCTCAAGCGAAAGCGTGAGGATAGTTGCACTCTCACGCGGTAATTTCCCCCGAAAGTCGATGTGTAACAACGCATTGTTTTGTCTCTGTGGCTCAAACGCGCCGTCAATGGCCGCAAGATGCGCGGCGCTGAGGTCTTGTATAGCCATTGCTAAATCCTCCTATCCAAAGGACATTGTCGTTTGCCTTACGCCACTTCGTTGAACGACGCACCGCTGGCGAGTAGTGTGAAGTCCGTGATGACCTTCTCTGCCGGTTTCATCGGAATCAACTGAACACGACCGTACATCTCTTTCCGGTTGCGTGCAATCGGCGGGGTTGTAGACTCGTCCGCCGTTATCCTGTAAGCTTCGACACCGCGTCGTGCTTTGACCCATGCCAGAGCCGGCTCGACGAGGTTCACGAACCTTTTCCAAGTGAACGGATCGTTCGGCTCAAACACGAGATACCTGACCGCCGTGGCAATCTGCTTCTCGATAGTCAGCATAAGCCGCCTGACGTTAATACTGCTAAGACCGGACGTACGCCGTAGCAACGTGTCCTGTCCGTAAATCTGAATCGCTTCGCTGGGGAACGCCACGATAGGATTAACGTGGTTCCCATTCCCTAACAGTAGATCGCGGTCGCCCTGATCCGGTGAGTATTCGGTACGAAGCGCGTTGATCTTCCCACGGTTCGGGCCTGCGGGTGCAAACCACGGGCCTGCGACGAAGTCGTTGTACGCGTAACACTCTGCCGCGAAACCTGCCGGGGGAGTCCAGATTTTCTGGTAGTTGTACGAATCATACACCTCAACCCACGGCCAGTACAAGCCCATGTAACTTGAATCAACAGGCGCGGTCACGTTGTGCCAATCCACAACACCGGCAGGGTCGAGTCCGAAGGGCGGGTCGATAATCCCGAAACAATCTTTTCGCTGTGTCTCGCAAAGGGTCTGAACCGCCGCGATTACAACCACGTCGAACACGCCCGGTACGTTTACGATGTTGATGTCGTTACGTGCGGAGTTGGCAAAGACTTGAAGCCCTGTCGTAGACTGTCCAACCTTCGCACCTTCATAAGCTCCGGCGGGTATGTCTACAAGACCGCTATTACCACCGGCAAGCGTATACGTACCAGAGACCGGAACTTTGGAGCCGTCGATCACGTCCACTGTGATGTACTCACTCGGTAGTATGTACTCAGTTCCTTCGTTGATGACCGTCTCGATGTAGTTAGCCGCAGTCGTCGGGGTAAGAACCACGCCGTCAAAAGATTCCACGTCGGCACGGTTACCTCGTTGATCGACCACGGTGCTCACGACGATATTGTAGCCGACAGCCGCCGCCGCAACCACGACCTGTACATCGTTTCCTTTCGTACCTTCGTACAACGCTTCGAGCAGGAACACATCTGCGGCGGCACCATCAACCACAGTGTATTCGGATTTCGCCTCGTCCCCGTCACCAACACGACAGTAACGAAGCATCGTACCCTGTCGCAAGTAACGGAGCGCGGAGTAGAGGCCATAGTCGTCCGGCGTCGGAATACCAAAGGTGCTGATAAGTGCCCCCGCGCTGGATATAAACGTGTCATCGTTCATTGGCCCCCAGTTAGCACCGCCGACTAACGCACAGGTTGAAGATGAGAGTCCCGGTACATAATCCGAATAATCGAATTCTCTCCAGTAGGCTCCCGGTGAAATGAATGTCATTTTTCATTCTCCTAACGTTCGGTCAGTAGCGTCGTCTGACGCGGGGTACTAATACCGTTTGAGTCGTTTGGCGTAAACCAAGTTGTCGATTATGGAAGTAATCTCCCACTCCTGTAACGTGAAGCGTGTACGACGTGCGATAGTTCGCTGATACGTCGTACCGTCTTCGTTTGCCACGAGAATAGGGAGAGCTTGATTCAATACATTTTTGAATGTGACTGCCGCTTCTTCACCCATTGTAAACTCCTACACAAAAGCCGGTTCGTTTTCGATTACACCAGTAATATCAACCACTGTAATCGCATCTAAATACATTCGCGCCGCTGTTGCTGTCTTTTGTCGAGCACGGATTAAAACCTTATCGTCCAACGGTCGAATAAGCAAACCATATTGACACCACGTCTCCGTCGGCACGACATCCACGGTAGTCACAACACTCTGCGTAATCAATGTGCCGTTTCCTACCCCTAATTCTATCACACCTCCCGTACCTTTCAACCAAAAAGTTACTAAAAAAAGCTCGCCGGGCGTAATAGTTATTTCCCGCTCCATACCCTGCAAAATTCCAGTCATGGTCACGTCGAGACTTCGTGAGCTTTCAAACTTCTCGATAGTGCTAAACTGCACCAGAAAAGGGGTTAATGTCGTACTCCCAATAGCCGGGAGCCAGTCGGACGTCAAACCGCCTTCCATATCACCGTCGGAGAACTGATTTGTCGTTGTGTCGAGAGCCGCCGTCATATTTTGTAGTGTGTACTCATCCACGGATAACACTGTGTTAAGTGAGGCCGTAAATCGGGCGGTGAGCGATCCCGTCGCGGAGTCCGGTGCGATACACATATACGCAGTCTCGCTCGTAACACCGGACGCAAGCCGTACGGTCTGCAATAAATCCCCGTCAACATCGTGCAAGCTCACGTCCACCCCGTCCACCAAAGCTGGATCGGTCGTAAGCTGAACCGTCGCCATTACCAACTCGTCCGATAAGATGGGAACGCTAATCGTCTCAACGTAGTGCGCGGTCGGAACGGTAAACTGGCCCGTCGCAATTTCTTCAACCGGAAGTTTGTACTCGAACAACGCCCGTGAATCCACGACTCCCGCAACGATGTCACCCTCCTGTAAAATCATACGGTCGTAATCGAGGAACGTATCCATGTCGTCCTCAGTAACAATCCCGGTGTCCACCACAATACGTAAAATCGGCGGCGTCGGGAGACCCGTGGCTTCGTCTGTTTCGGGCGGGTGAAAAATCCAACCGCGAAGTGTGAACGTCATCGAAAAACGTAGTCGCCGGTCGGTTTCTGAACCCGGTTCGAGATCGGAGTTATCCGCGAGGGCAAGGTCTTGTACAGGTATTATTTTTGAACCCCAATACCGTCCGAAGTCAATGGATATGAAAAACTCGCTGAGGTTTGCGCCGGGCTTACCGGGCAAGCGCATAAGCCACTCTTGCAGGTAATTCATCGTAAATTGTTTACGTGCCCAATAATCAACTGTATAAGAGATGTCATACGGTGTCGGGAACCGTGCGGTGTAGTAACCATCCCCATCCACCGCGAACTTACGAAACCTAAAAGGCACGTTCGCACGCGATGGGTCAAGAGAGGGTGATTGACGGCTTATCGACGCAAAGGGTAACGGTGCATTTCGCCAGTCGCGTAGTTGCATTTCGTCCACACCAGCACGCTCGTCCACCGTCCACGCTTTACGCGCGAGAACGGTCTTCATAGCCCCCAGTGCTTTCATTGGTGTAGAGATTACTGACAGGATCGGAAAGACGCGGTGTGGTAATGCCAACGCGCCGATTTCGCCGTAATCCACCGTGAGCGTCCGCACCATACTCAACACAGCTTCGTCGTACAAGCGGAGACTGTTATACGCCACTGTAGTGTCAATCATCACGCTTACTCCGTGAAGGGTTTCTCGTAATGTAATCCTGTCGAAGAACCGCCGGGTTAATTTCCTCGTCTGAGTTATGTTGGCGTCGGAACCAATTTATATACGTCCCAACGTCCATCCAAACCTTGTCACGGAACCGAAATGTTTCCGCTCCCGGCGGGGGTTTCGAACAGGGAATGAACAGATGCGTCGCGTACACAGTAGTACTCGAACTCACATCCACATCTTTCATCACGACGCTATGACCACCTAACAAAATTATCAGGCAACCTTTAAGATCACCACGCGCCTTCTTCGACTTCGGAGTTTCCAAGTTCGCAAGCCGAAAGTTCTGCACGACCGATACACCGAACCCTAACTCGACTTTGATTTTGATGAAGTCCATGCGCTCGATGTAGCAAGTTTTACCTTTGTATATTATCGTGTTCATCGCGCCGCCTTCAACTGCTTCTTTAGTCCCTTGACCAACTTTTTACCTTGTAAACTCACCAGACGCCGTAAGTGCCTCTTCACGTCCATTCGAGTCGGCTGAAAGTGTGGCCGGGAGGGAATTATGATGTACTTCGTAGTTGCCTTGAGATGTAACCCTTTCCAATTCAAGTACGCTCGCATCTTCGGCGTTACTTCTATCTTCGCACCGTACTCTAAAATACGCCCCAAGACAGACATCGGTAAGCCGCCGGGGTGCATCGTTTGCTTGTAACCGACGCGGTACGTAATTTTCTTCTTGGTATCCGTCACTTTCACCGCCCCTATCGAGTTCAGATACGCTCCTGTGGCGATCAAGGTGCGCGAGTCTTGCCCCTTCTCGGCCTTTTCTCGTAGTGTGAAGGGGTTGAGAGGGGTACTGAACGTACGAGGCCGTCCAAACGCAAGTCCGCCCATCCCTTTCACGTTCTGTTGCTCAATCCGCGACCGAATATCGTCAGCGGCGGCTTCCGCGATACCTTTGACGGTCTCACGCGAAGTCGCCAGTAGAGACTCTCGCAACATTGCGAACATCTTACGTATGTGTTTAGGGTCGGATAACACAGTGTTAAGTTAGCTCCCATACTCGACGTTTAAGTATTTAATGGCACGTTGTAAGGAGTCTGTGTCATCGTCAAAACTCCCAAGCCCTGCATTACAACGCACACACAGCAGTCCACGAACTTTTCCGGTAGCGTGATTATGGTCAACCACAGGTTTGCGTGTATCAGAAAACAACACACCACAGATCACACACGTACCCTTTTCTTTTTCCAGTAACGTATTGTACGTCTGTCGAGACAATCCATACTTGCGATAAATCGTCCTAAATCTATCGCAAGTCTTACAATAACAAAACAAACCACTATACGTCATAAGGTTACGTGAAAACGCAACGGCAGGGAGAACTTTTCGGCAACCACAACACATCTGCTCCTTCAAGACCGCGTGGTTACTCTCGCACATTCGTTTCCTCCAAGTTATGCCATACGCCACACGACATTCTCTACAATAGGTTTGCAACCCATCACGATTAGTCTTACCGAGCGCAAACGCAATTTTCTGTTTTCGTTTGCCACACCGAGGACATACTTTAGTTTGTTGAATTTCCACCAATTTAATGCGTAGCGTCTCACCGCCTTTTTTGCACTTTCTCAGCTTCATGCTATTCTCCTTCCTAAACATAAGAATAACATATAGTTACCTCTACGCAAGTGAATTACGATATTACGAACCATAAACGACATACTGCGCCACCGCCGTCGTGTACATATAAAAATTTGTATTTTTCCACCTCCCGCTTTTCGCATCGAATTTGAGAATTTCCATTACGTAATCATCGTAGTGAAACCGATCCCCGAACTTCACAGTAACGTCCAATTCTCCTAACAGTACGTTCAAGAAATCAACCCGTACAACACGCTTCTCGATTACACCCCACTTCTCCAATTCTTTCTCCGACGGTTCAGGATCGACGAGGACATGAACCAATCCCTTGTCCTCATACTTATCCGACGCAGTAGCATCCACCAACGTCGTCGCGTGTGGGTTCGTAAAATTCGACGTGTCACCCATCACAACACCGTCGGGGACCGTTTCGCCGTAGAGATCATCCACGTTCGACGCCGGATGCTTCAACTTAATTTCTCCAGCCTGCGGCTCCGGCGTTCCGATGTCGAGACTCAGATAACGAATCGTCGGGTAAACGCGAAGGTACTTCTCCCGGTTCATCCGAATCGCCATCTGTAAGTCTTTCCCGTGTGCGTTCGGGAAAGTAGTGTCGTACACCTTCGTACTTGCCATCGTTTACCCCAAAATTGGTAGTAATGGTCTGCGTCGTTTCTTAATTTCCTCTTTGAGCTTGTCCATATCCTCCCGGCCTTCGGACAACAGGTTATCCCAGTCAACCTGTCCGTCACCGGATGCCATCGGAATACCCTGATACTTCCCACGTATCCGCCCCAACATCTGCTTCGCCAACGCCGTCGCGTAGTCAACAACGAAATCCATATCGCCATCCGGTATGTGCGACACGCCCGTAACCGGATTGTCGTCGGGAGTGATACCCCACGAATAGATGTAAGAGCACAGACGTGCGGACGATATGCTGATGTAAATGTAATACCCGCTTTCTTCTTGCACGCCTTGCCACTCGTCCTCTGCCGAAATTATCCGGCGAGCTTCCTCCTGATACTGAAGCTGCTGTATCACCTCGCCAAACGTGTAACGCCCGGTCACAAGGCTCGTATGCCCCATAAACACATCGAAGGGATCAAAGGGGTCAATATTACCTTCGTACCCGTGTCGCGGGTCCACGAAGTCGAGCCAAACCACACCGCGCAAACCCGCGTGAGGTAGAGGCCCATAACGCTTCACCTCCGTCGTAACCGGGAGAGCGTGAGGGGCGGACCTCTGCGGTCGATTACGATTGAGAATCCGAAGCGCCTGCTTGACCGCCGTGGTGTAGTCCTTCTCGATTAACTCCACATCCACAGCCGACGCGCCGAGATTCGTTTCAATTTCTTCTTTGAGTAACGCCAACGTAAGCCCTGTAACAACCGGGGTAGGATTTGGAACCGGAGTGCCTTGTGCAGATGCCTGTGAGGCCATTGTCTTACTCCTAACTAACCACTTCCGTCGTCGGATTTGTAAAATTGT